GCGCGCGCGCGAGGAACGCCGCTGATGGCGGGCTCGGTGAACAAGGTGATTCTCATCGGCAACCTCGGCCGCGACCCCGAGGTGCGGACCTTCCAGAATGGCGGCAAAGTGGTGCACCTGCGCATCGCCACATCCGAGACGTGGCGCGACCGCACTACCGGCGAGCGCAAGGAGCGCACCGAATGGCATTCGGTCGTGATCTATTCCGAGCCGCAGGCGCGGATCGCCGAGCAGTATCTGCGCAAGGGCTCCAAGGTCTATGTCGAGGGGGCGCTCGAAACCCGCAAGTGGCAGGACCAGTCGGGTGCCGACCGCTACACGACCGAGATCGTCCTGCGCCCCTACCGAGGCGAACTCACGCTGCTTGACGGCCGCGGCGACAGCGCTGGCGCGCAGATCGACCGCGATGTCGGCTACGACCCGACGGGCAGCCACGGCGGTGGCGGCCAGCCGGCGCGCTGCGGTTTCGGCGGCGGCGCGCGGTCCGATCTCGACGACGAAATCCCATTTTGAGGTGCCACGGTGACGCTGAGGGGACGTATCGTTGCACTGTTGGCAGACGGACGTGAACGAACAGGCGACGAAATCGCCGAGCGCCTCGGTGTCTCGCGCGAGCGCACGGTGGCGACGTTGAAACTGCTCATCCAGTGCGGCGAAATTACATCGTCGTATATTGGCGGTCACGGTATACGGAGTTATCGTTCTGTAAGGCCGCCGGCCAAGCGCCAGGGGGCGGCGCAGGCTTCACAGGAAGGCCACAGAGGCGCGCTAGCGGCGGCCCGGTGTCACCCACCCGCGAAGGCGCAAAGCCCGCCATGGGCCAACTGATGGGCTCTGCGGGGCATCTTGGGAGCGGCGGGACTGTTGACGGATTGGACGAGGCGCTTGCGGCGTGTTACAGTTGGCGCTGCGGGCCGCGGAGGTGGTGATGGTTGCGTCTGCACCGGAGACGATACACAAGCGCATCGCCACGCGCGCTCGGCGCGAGCGCATCTGGCGCTGGGCCACATCCGAGGACGTGGACCTTGCCCGTCGCTATGCGCATGGAAACTGCCGCGACGGCGCGCCGGCGGTCATGTGGGGCATGCTCTGCCACGCGGTGCGGGTTTCGGAGCGGGCTGACGGCCCGCTGCCCTGGAGGGGATATCCCGCGGCATCGCCCGGCGCCTGGCTCGCGCCGGACGAGGTCACGTGGTGGCAGCGGGTGGCGGCCGCCCTTCGCGGCGAAACCGACGGGGTGGTCGAGGGCGACAACTGCCCGCCACCGCCCGAGCGCATCGAGATCCTGCTGCGCGACGAGCTCCTGCAGATCTGGCACGGCCACGCGCTGCGCGGTCTGGGCGACTGGCGTCGGTTGCGGAAGGCGGTCTACGCGCTCGCCTGCGGCATCCCGCCCGGGCGGGTGCAGGCGGAGACGGGCCTGTCGCGCGACCGGCTGCGGCATGCGCGGGACCGTGCGGTCGAGGACATGCTGGTCGTCTGGTCGAGGCCGGGTTCATGAAGCGGGACACGGCGCTGGTCGGACGGGACTGCTGCAGCGGCTGGCCGGGCGACGGCCCGCGCGTGCTTCCGATCCCCGGTGGGCGACCCGCGACGATGCCCGCCGGGCGGCCGGCGGCCCCGGGGGTGGCTCGGGTCCTTCCGGGAGGCAGGGCGTATGCGGAGGGCGTGGGCGCGCAAGTCCTTCAGCGGCAGGCAAAAAATCGGGGTGCGCAGGTTCGGGTGCGCATACGGGGTGCGCAGGTGCGCAGGTGCGCGGCCGGCGAACATCGGGAAGCGGGAGGGACGGAATGCGGATGCTGCCGCCCTCGGAGATCCTCGCGCGGGCGGGCGGCGTTCCGGCGGTGCCCGAGGAGCAGGTCGTCCGTACCGCGCGGCTCATTGCGGAGCTCGGGTTCCGCAGCCCGGTCGTCGTGGCTGCGGTCTATCGGATCGTGCAGGGGGCGGCCCGGGTGCTGGTCGGGGGCGGCTCGTCGCACCCGCAGCGCTCGGCGCGGCTCGGGGCGCTGGTCCGGCGGGAACGACCGCCGGGTCCGGTTTTGCTGGTCGATGATCCGGCCACGACCGGCCTGCATGTCGAGCAGGCGCTCGGGGCGCTGCGCGGCGAGGGCGTGCCGGCGCTCGCCATGGTCTGGATTTCGGAGGATGTGAAATGACGGCGCCTTTCGCCCTCAAGGTGGAATACCGCGACACCGGCGCGCTGGTGCCCTTCGTGCGCAATCCGCGCACGCATCCGGACTGGCAGGTCGCCCAGATCGCGGCCTCGATCGCGGAGTTCGGGTTCGTCAACCCCATTCTGGTCGGGGCGGACGGCGTTCTGATCGCGGGGCACGGTCGCCTGCTTGCCGCCCAGCGCCTCGGCCTGCCGCAGGTGCCGGTGATCGTGCTGGGGCATCTGACGGACGCCCAGCGCCGCGCGCTTTTGGTCGCAGACAACCGGATTGCCGAGAACGCGGCCTGGGATGAGGATCTGCTGCGGGCGATCCTCGGGGAGCTGCGCGACGAGGGCTTCGATCTGGATGTGGTCGGTTTCTCGGATGACGAGCTGGCCGAGCTCCTCGGGGGCCTCGATGACGAGGGCACCCGCATTGCCCCACCGGGCGATCCGGACTGGGTGCCGGAGCCGCCGCCCGAGCCGGTCACCCGCCCGGGCGATCTCTGGATCCTCGGCGAGCACCGGGTTCTGTGCGGGGATGCCACGCGGGTGGCCGATCTGAAGCGCCTGACCGGCGGGCGGTTGTGCGATGCCATGTGGACGGACCCGCCCTACAATGTCGCCTACGAGGGCAAAGCCGGGAAGATCGCCAATGACGACCTGTCGGCGGGCGACTTCGCGCGCTTCCTTGTCTCGGCCTTCTCGGCCGCGGCGCAGGTCCTGGGCGCCGGGGCTGCGGTCTATGTCGCCCATGCCGACACCGAGGGGCTCGCCTTCCGCCGCGCCTTCCGGGATGCGGGATTCAAGCTCTCGGGGTGCCTCGTCTGGGTGAAACCCTCGCTCGTTCTCGGCCGGTCGGACTACCAGTGGCGACACAAGCCCATCCTTTACGGCTGGAAGCCCGGCTCCGCACACCGCTGGTTCGGCGGCCGTGCGAAGACCACCGTCTTCGAGCGGCCCGGCGCCCCGGTGCGCGTCATGCCCGACGGCACGGTCCAGGTCGATGTTGGGGGCCAGGTCCTCGTGATCTCGGGCCGCGAGCTGAAGGTCGAGGCCTATGAGGGCAGCGTGTTCCGCGCCGAGAAACCTGCCCGGAATGCCGAGCACCCCACCATGAAGCCGGTGGGCCTCATCCTCGAGATGCTCGAGAACAGCACCCGGCGGGGCGATGTTGTCCTCGACCCCTTTGGCGGTTCGGGCTCGACCCTTATCGCCTGCCAGCGGTCCGGGCGGTCGGCGCTGCTGACCGAGCTTGAGCCGCGCTATGCGGACGTCATCGTCGAGCGCTGGCAGACCTTCACCGGCCAGCGCGCGGTCCTCGAGGGCGACGGTCGGTCGTTCGGGGAGGTCGCGGCGGGGCGGAGGCGCGCGGCATGAAGCGCGGCGGGTCGAGCCAGCGGCCGCGCGCCCTGCGCTACCTCGGCAGGACGGTGCTGAAGGTCGTGAGCCGGCGTGAGACCGCGGCCGAGACGATCGGGCCGCTGCCGCCGGGGATGCGCATGACCGGGATCACGGCCGGGCAGTTCTCGGCCATCGACGCGCTTGAGCACATGGTGGACGAGCTCGGGCCTGCCGCGGTCCGGGTCTCGACCTGGACCACGGGCATCTACGACGTGCAACGGACGCGCGCGATTCGCGTGGACGGGCGCATCACGGACATCCGGTTTCTGCTTGACCGGGGCACTTTCGAGAAGTCGCCGCAGTTTGCGGGGCCGCTGATCGAGATTCTGGGTGTGGATGCGTTCCGGTGCCTGTCGGTGCATGCGAAGGTGATCATCGTCGACGGCGGTCCGGGGCGGCGGGCGGTGTTCCGGTCGTCGATGAACCTGAACAAGAACTTGCGGACCGAGCAGTTCGACATCGACGTGGACGACGAGGTGGCGGAGTTCTATCGCGCGTGGTTCGACGGGCTGTGGGAGGAATCCGGCCGGACGCACGACAACCGGCGGATCATTGCGGCCATCTACGACCGCTATCGGGCCCTGCCGGCCGGCGACGGCGCCTCGGCGGCGGCAGTCGAAGGCCCGCAGGACCGGCCGCGCGCGCGTGAACGCCGGGTGCGCAAGGGGGACGTCACGATGACGCTCGCGGACCTGAACGCGCTGATCGGGGACTGAGGCCATGGGGGTGTCACGCCGCGAATACGCCCGGCTGCGGGGCGTGTCGGAGTCGGCGGTGCGCAAGGCGATCGCCGCGGGCCGCATCACGGTCGAGCCGGACGGGACCATCGACCCGGAAAAGGCCGATCGGCAGTGGGACGAGCGCACGGACCCGACGCGCCAGCGCGGCGAACATGCGCGTCGTCTGGCAGCGGTCACGGCGGCGGGCACGGCGCGCGCCAGGGCAGCCATGGGCGCACCGCCTCCGGGCACGAAGGCGGTTCCGCAGGCCGCGCTGGATGCGGTGCGGGACACCCTGCACGAGGAGGGGGCCGACCCGGAGCCCGGCGAAGCGCCGGGCGGCGAGGTATCCTTCATGCGCGCGCGGCTTGCGAACGAGATCCTCAAGGCACAGCTGCAGAAGGTGAAGCTCGGAAAGGCGAAGGGCGAGCTCGTGGATCGTGCGAGGGCGGCACAGATGGTTTTTGATCTTGCGCGCCGCGAGCGCGACGCCTGGATCGGATGGCCGGCCCGCGTCGCCTCGAACATGGCAGCGGAGCTCGGGACAGACCCGCACCGGATGGAGGAGGTTCTGGATCGCTACCTGCGGGAGCATCTGTCTGAGCTGGCCGAGATTCGCGTGGATCTGCGATGACGGCGCTGGACTTCGATGGGGCGCAGCAGTTGCGGGCGGCCTGGTTGGCCGGGCTGGCACCCGACCCGAGGCAGACGGTGTCGGAATGGGCTGACCGGCATCGCATCCTGTCGTCGCGTGCGGCCTCGGAGGCCGGGCCATACCGCACGGCGCGGACGCCCTACCTGCGCGAGATCATGGATGCCCTGTCGCCGTCGTCGCCGCTGCAGCGGGTCGTCTTCATGAAGGCCGCGCAGGTTGGGGCGACGGAGGCTGGCAACAACTGGATCGGCTATGTGATGCATCGCGCGCCCGGTCCGTTTCTTGCCGTGCAGCCCACGACGGACCTTGCCAAGCGACTGAGTCAGCAGCGGATCGAACCGCTGATCGAGGAAAGCCCGGTCCTGCGCGCGCTGGTCGCCCCGGCGCGGTCGCGGGATTCTGGGAACACCGTGCTGGCGAAACGCTTCCCCGGCGGGCAGTTTGTGCTGACCGGCGCCAATTCCGCGGTGGGCCTGCGCTCGATGCCCGCGCGTTGGGTCTTTCTGGACGAGATCGACGCTTACCCCGGGGACGTGGACGGAGAGGGCGATCCGATCTCTCTGGCGGAGGCACGGACAGTCTCCTTCGGGCACCGCGCAAAGATGTTTCTCGTCTCGACCCCGACCATCAAGGGGCTGAGCCGGATCGAGCGCGAGTTCGCCCTTTCTGACCAGCGGCGCTACCACGTCCCATGTCCGCACTGTGGCACCCTGCAATGGCTCAAGTTCGAACGCCTGCGCTGGCCGAAGGGTCTGCCTGACCGCGTCCGCTATCACTGCGAGGCCTGCGAGGAGCCGATCGAGGAACGGCACAAGAGCGCCTTCATGGATCCCGCGAACGGCGCATGCTGGCGGCCGACGGCACCGCCGGAGCTGCAGCAGGCTGCGCGGGCTGCTGGCATTGCGGGCTTTCACATCTCGGCGCTCTATTCGCCGCTCGGCTGGCAGAGCTGGGAGGAGATCGCCCGCCTATGGGAGGCGGCACAGGGCAATGATGCGGCGCTGAAGACGGTGAAGAACACGGTTCTTGGCGAGACCTGGGCCGAGCGCGGCGAGGCGCCGGACTGGGAGCGCCTTTACGAGCGCCGCGGGCCGCACCGGCTGGGCGAGGTGGCCGAAGGGGTGATGGTGCTCACCGCGGGTGCCGACGTGCAGCGGGACCGCGTCGAGATCGACGTTTGGGGCTGGGGGCGCGGCCTGCGGTCGTGGCTGGTCGACCACATCGTCATCGAGGGCGAGATCGGCACCGATCCAGTGCGGCAGGCGCTGTCGGACCTGCTGCTGCGCACGTGGCGCCATCCGTCGGGGAGCGAGCTTCCCATCTCGCGGCTGGCGATCGACACCGGCGACGGGGCCACTACCGACGCGGTCTATGCCTGGGTGCGGGCGCAGTCGCGCGACCGTGTGATGGCGATCAAGGGGATGCGGGACGGGATCGTGACAAGCCCGGTCGACGGTCCGACATGGGTCGAGGTGACCGAGCGCGGGCGCAAGGTCCGCCGCGGTGTGCAGCTCTGGTCGGTGAAGGTGGGATACTTCAAGGCGGAGACCTACCGGTTTCTGCGGCTGGCGGCGCCTACGGACGAGGACCTCGAGGCCGGGCGCGGCTGGCCGTCCGGATTCATCCATATTCCGCGGGGCGTCACGGCGGAATGGGTGCGGCAGCTCACGGCCGAGCAGCTGGTGACGGTGAAGACCCGGACCGGCTTTCCGAAGACCGAGTGGCAGAAGCTGCGCGAGCGCAACGAGGCGCTCGACTGCCGGGTCTACGCGCGCGCGGCGGCGTGGCTTCTCGGCCTCGACCGCTGGGACGAGCCGCGCTGGGAACAGCGGGCGCTGGCGCTGGAGCCGGTTCCTGCGCGGCCCGGCGAGGAGGCTTCGCCCGCGCCCAGGCAGCTGCCGCCGGACCTCAGGGGGGAGGATGCCTTTGCGGCGGTCCCGAAGCGCGAGCAGACCTGGCTCGGCCCGCGGCGGCGGAAATGGCTGTGAGCGTGGGTGCGACTCCCTTCCGGAGTCGCACTGCGATCATTTCTGTTAGCCCGCGCAATGGGTTGGAGGCTGTGTTTGTCCAACCGTGAGCGTGGTTTGTCCAACCCTGCGCGCGCTCAAACGCCGGGCGGGCACCACAGGTAGAAAATCGCTTGCGCAAATGCGCAAAATCTGGCAGGTTCCGCGGCAAGATCGGAGAGGTGCGTGCGGGAGACCGGCGCGCCTCTTGTCGTTTCCGGGGGGCGCATGGCGGACTTCACGATCGAGGAGCTTTCGGCCCTTCGCCGGGCGCTTGCCTCGGGCACGCTGGTAGTGAAGACCGGCGACTACGAGGTGCGTTACGGCTCCTTCGAGGATCTGCGGGCGCGCATCGCCTACATCGAGGCGCGCATGTCGATCACGAGTGCGCCGGTGGCGCGCGGCACTGCGTTCCGGCGGGTGTGATCGTGGCACCCCGTCGCGCGACTGGGCAGGTTCCGGGTCTCTGGGACCGTCTGGTGGCGGTGTTTGCGCCTGGGCGGTCCGGGCGGCGCCTTGTCGGCGCGGCTGCCCAGCGCGGCTATGATGCGGCGTCCCGCGGTCGCGGCACGGAGGGCTGGCGCGCGATCGGCGGCGGGAGCGCGGACGCGGAGATTGCGGCCGCAGGCGCCACGCTGCGCGAGCGGATGCGCGATCTGGTGCGCAACGATCCCCTGGCCGCAAAGGCGGTGCAGGTTCTGGTGTCGAATATCGTCGGCACCGGCATCCGGCCGCGGGCGGCGGGGCCTGACCCGGCGGCGAATCGCGCGGCCGACGCGGTCTGGAACGAATGGTCGCGCGTCGCGGATGCCGACGGGCACACGGACTTCCACGGGCTGACCCAGCTCGCGGTGCGCGAGATGATCGAGGGGGGCGAAGTCTTCGCGCGTCGCTTCCGGCGTTCGCTGACGGATCGTCTGCCGGTGCCGCTGCAGATCCAGCTTCTTGAGGCCGACCACCTCGACAGCGCGCGTTTCGACCAGCGGCCGGACGGCTCGCGGATCGTGCAGGGGATTGAATACGACAGCCTCGGGCGGCGGCGGGCCTACTGGCTGTTTCCGGACCATCCGGGCGACCCTTCGCCCATCTTCGGCCGCAGGCTGGAATCCGTGCGGGTCGACGCTGCCAATGTGGCGCATCTCTTCGAGCGCCAGCGGGTTCAAAATCGCGGTGTTCCGTGGGGCGTGCCGGCAATGCGGGCGCTGCGCGACCTCGGGGATTGGCACACGTCGGAGCTCACGCGGAAGAAGATCGAGGCGTCCATGGTGGCCTTCGTCTTCGGGGCGGATGACGATCAGCAGTCGCTGGCGCCGGTTGTGCTGGATGCTGAAGGCAAGAAAGTCGAGCAGTTCGAGCCTGGCCTGATCGGCTATGTCCGGCACGGGAAGGACGTGAAGTTCAACGCTCCGGGGTCGACTTCGGGCATCTACGAGTGGAACCGGGTGCAGCAGCACATCATCGCGGCCGGGTTCCGGGTGCCCTATGAGCTTCTGACCGGCGATCTTTCCCAGGTCAACTTCTCGTCGTCGCGGGTCGGTCTATCGGAGTTCCGCCGGATGGTGGAAGCGGTGCAGTGGCACACGGTGATCCCGCAGTTCTGCGAGCCCATCTGGCGGTGGGTGATGGAGGTGGCGGCCACCATGGGTCGCATCCCTGACCCGAATATTCCCGCGGAGTGGGGACCGCCCAAGTTCGAGAGCGTCAATCCGCTGCAGGACGTGCAGGCGGACATCCTCGAGGTGCGCGCCGGATTCGCCACGGTGCAGCAGATGATCGCCAAGCGCGGCTACGACCCGGAGGCCATTCTGCAGGAATGGTCGGCCTTCGCCGCTTTGTGGGATGCCGCGGGCCTTGTTTTCGACACCGATCCGCGGCGCGTGACCAAGGGTGGCCAGTCGCAGCCGCCGCAATCCGGTGTCGACGAAGCCCCATCGCAGGACGGATGAAGTCATGGACGAGACCACCCTTCTGATCCCGCCGCTTGTGCGGGCGGCCACCGCGTCGCTGCTCGATCGCGACGGCGAGCGCATCGTCGAGGTCGTCTGGACGACCGGCGCCACGGTGCAGCGCCGGCGGCGCGCCGGCTGGGACGAGGTCGAGGAATACGACGAGGAGCTTGTCGTCGCCCCGGGCTCCGTGCGCCTCGAGCGGATGCAGGCCGGGGTGCCGTTCCTTGACGGTCATCGCGGCTGGTCGGTGGTCTCTGTGCTGGGGTCGGTCGAGCCGGGGTCTGTGCGGATCGAGGGTGGGCGCGGGATCGCCCGCGTGCGGCTGACGGATGCGCCGGACGCGCAGCCTGCGATCCAGCGCGTGCTGGAGAAGCACGTCTCGATCTCGGTCGGCTACCGGGTGCATCGTTATGAGATCACTCGCCGCGAAGGGCAGCGGGAGCTCTGGCGCGCGGTCGACTGGGAACCGCTGGAAATTTCGGCCGTGCCGATTCCGGCCGACGCTGGCGCGCACATCCGGGCGGACGAGATCCGAGATTCCGCGCCTAACAACTGCATCATCATCCGGGCCGAGGCGCCCGCCACCATCCAGGAAAGGAGTTCGTCCATGTCCGACGATATTGTCGCCTCGGCTTCGAATGCCGAGACCCGCGCCGTGCCGGTCACGGCGTCGCCGCCTGCGGGGGAAATCGACGCTGCGCGTGCCGAGGCCAACCGCACCGCTGCGGAGATCCTGCGCATCTGCGAGCGGCACGGGCTGCCGCATGGCTTTGCCTCGGATCTGATCGAGCGCGGGGCGACGCTCGATCAGGCGCGCGCCGCGGTTCTCGACCGTCTGGCGCAGGACGACATGGTCGGGGCGCGGCGCGCGGAGCCGGCGCCGGCCGCGCCGCGCTCGACCGGAGCGTCGGATGCGGCCTATCGCGACGCCATGTCGGAGGCGCTGCTGCACCGCCATGCGCCCTCGGAATTCGCGCTGACGGATCGCGGGCGGGAGTTCCGTGGGCTGACGCTGATCGAGCTGGCGCGGCACACGCTCGAACGGCGCGGCATTTCGACCCGTGGCATGTCGAAGATGGAAGTTGCGACCGAGGCGCTCCTCGGCCGCGCCGGGCTGCACTCCACCAGCGACTTCCCCTTCATCCTGGCGAACGTGGCGAACAAGACTTTGCGGCAGGCCTACGAGTCCACGCCGCGGACCTTCACCGCCTGGGCGCGGCAGCGGACCATCGTGGACTTCAAGCCCGTGTCGGTCACGCAGCTCGGCGGCGCTCCCTCGCTGCTGGCTGTGCCGGAGTCGGGCGAGTTCACCTACGGCAC